GTGTCAGGGGTATTAGCAGTTGCATCAGTAGCTCAAATAGATACAAGTGGTATAACCTGGCAAGTTCTATGTTTAGCTTTAATAGCTGTTTTACCTTTGTGTTTTTTAGGTGACGAGAAGTGCAACAAATGTGATAAATCTAAACTTAAAAAAATCTTTAACAAAAAGGATTAAAAATGTATAGAGCTGTATTGGCTAGATTGGATCAAGGTATGGAGCAAACTTTAGGTCGATTTACTTTATTTAAAGGCTTAGACAGGGTGTTTGATTGCGTTACTTTAGAGTTGCCTTGGGAAGAGAATTACACTAATATTAGTTGCGTTCCAATAGGTGTTTATAAAGTTTCTCCTAGGTATTCGGAAAAGTATAAAAATCATTATATATTAGAGGATGTTCCCAATAGAAGATACATACTTATTCACCACGGAAACTTTAACGCCGACACAAGAGGGTGTATTTTGCTTGGCTCTAGCTTTGCACAAATCAACGGGGATGCTTTCCTGGATATTACAGCATCACGAAGGACTATCTCTGAATTGCTATCAATCACCAACGGAAAAGGATTTGAATTAACTATAGTTTAGCGTATTATGCCGAGTTTACCAAAAGGAAGAGGTAGGGTTAAACCTGTAGATAAAAACAAATCTTGGGGTGGTGATACTTCTGAGTATAGTAGGGCGAGGTGGAGAAAGTTAAGAGCTTTATGGATTAGTGGTAATCCTTTATGTATTCATTGTGAGTTAGAAGGTCGAACAAAAGAAGCCGATGTGGTGGATCATATTAAGCCAGTTAAACAAAACGGTAAAATGTACGACATAAATAACCTTCAATCACTTTGCCACTCTTGTCACAATAGAAAAACGCAAGAGGAAAATAAAGATAAAAGGTATGAGCAAGAATAGATATAGAAGTGGTTATGAGAAAGATGTTTGTGGCGAGCTTGATAGTTTGGGTGTTAACTTTGAATATGAAACTAAGAATCTATATTATGAGGTTTCAGAACAACGTAAATATACTCCCGATGTTATATTACCAAACGGAATCATTTTGGAGTTGAAGGGTCGATTTACAGCAGTTGACAGAAAAAAAATGCTGCTAGTTATACAACAACACCCCGACTTAGATATTCGGATGGTGTTTCAAAGACATAAAAATAAATTGTTCAAAGGAAGTAAAACGACCTATTCTGAGTGGTGTGATAAACACAACATTAAGTGGGCAGATAAACATATACCTGTAGAATGGATAAAGGAAACAAAAAAACACCCGAAGAAGTAGCAGAAGATGTGTTCGGTAGTTGGGTTCAAGATTTAGAAGAAAAAGACCAACCCGAAGCGTGTAACATTGATGATGAAGATTGCGAGGCTTGTGGAAGTTAAACAAAGAGAGAGAGAGGACAAATTTAGTCCTCTTTTTTCTTTAAGTTCTCTATCTCCAAGTCAAGCATCTTTCTATTGTGTTCACCACTATCGCTTGTTATATTCCACTCGTATCGAAACGGCATATCCTCTAACTCCTGTATTACCTTCTCCAGGTACACAGCTAAATCCATCGCCTCTTCTTGAGCGTGTTTAAGCCACTCTAACTTGCTTAAATCGTTTCGCTCCATCGTAGTACCATATTTCTTTTTACCCATCTCAGAACGCTTTAAAATCTTAAAGCAAACTTCTTCTTCTATCTTACTCATAATTAGTTCCTTTTTTTGTTAAACTCAAACTCAGTACATAACCTTAACCCTAACCAACCAATATGAATATCTAAAAATGTACCCTCTGAATAATCATAATTAGTTATCTCTACGTTAGGGATCAACCAAACAATTTGGGTAGTTTCAAAATCTAATAGTCTGTGTACCTTCATCGCTCTTTGATTATGTGGTGAAACGCAGGGTCTAATTCCTTTATCTTGTCTTGAATATTACTCCAAGCTCGTTTTACATCTTCGTCATCCCCAATATCGTTCTTACTACCTGTACCCGAATTGGCTACGTTAGATGCGTTCTCCATCAACAAACTATCTATCTTAGCTCTGATAGCTTTATTGTCGTTGTACTTCGGTGTCAATTTTTTCTTTTTAGTCATATATCGTTTTAATTATTTTGGTTATTTCTCAAATATACAAAAAAAAAGAGAGAGAATCAAAACTGACTCCCTCTCCTTTTTCCAATTAACCAAAAATGAAACTAATTATGAACTCTCAAATCATAACGATACTCAAATATACAAAATCTTTCCTTTATCATAATCAACAAATGTAACGTACTTGTAAACAAAACTCTTTCGCCCAAATTCAGTAGACTCAGGCATCGTTCTCCAAACCCAATTATCTATCTTTGTTTTATTCAAATTAAACACTAATACACTATCGCAATCAAAGAAATTAAGATACAACCCTTGAGCTGCCTTTTCATTCTTAGTACGTCTTAATATACGCTCATACTTGTGCATTTCCAGTAGTAACCCTTCACGATATTTTTCTTTAGCAAAATCTAAACTAAAATTGCGTTGTTTCATTTCGCAATAGAATTTCCTATCATCCCACTTGTAAGTGAAGTCCCAAAAATCATACTTTCCCTCAGCAGGTACACAATCAATCTTATATGCTTCTGCAAACCGATTCATTAAACCTATCTCCCTTGCGTTCATTATTCTTTATCTATTTTAGTTAATATATCCAATTCTTGTTTCAATTCTATAACAGCGTTTGCCATCTCCATTTCATTTGCGTTAGCCAAAAGCTTTTCTCTCTTATAGGCTAACATCATCGTATGTACCCAAGTAAAAGCTAAAGCACTTTCCTCGAATACTTTTAACCGTTCTTTCATTCGCTCTGCTTGTGGGTGATCCACATAAGTAGCGTATTGTTCCATCATCTTAATAACCTCGCCTTGATGTGCTATAAACTTATCGAGGCTGTTCATCTCGTCTAGGTTCGGGTCGGCTTCTCGCAATAAATTAATTGCTTTCATTGTAATTTGGTCGGGCATAGTTAAAATAGTTTAGTTTGTTTTACATTATTTGCAATATTAATTTCTAAAGCTCTATTTAAAATATGTAAACCTAATTTTGAGTTAACAGCATTTCTTTCAATTAAAGGTTTATTATGTGCGTGTTTACTAGTTCCTACATATTGTTTCATCATAGTTCCAACTTCGTTTTTAGGAAGTTTTATTTTAGGTATATTAAAATTAGACCAAAAATAGTGTCTACCTATTTCTGCTGTAGGCACAATAAAATGCTCATAATAACTTATTACATTCTCTACACAATATTTACCTTTATAAAATGTTTTTAAAAATAAAATTTCTTGCCACAACTCCATTTTAGGATATCTACTTTTTGTTATATAATTTATAAAATAGTTTGCTCTACTATGAGTTTGACAAGGTGGGCTACTCCAAATAAAATCAAATTCTTGATAATGATCTAATAAATATTGATGTGCGTCTGCTACAATTATTTTGTCATTAGGATATAATTTGTGATATTGATTAGCTATTTTTTCATTAAATTCTACTGAAGTAATTTCGTGTTCATTACCCCATAATTTTCTGTTACCACCTATACCTGCGTATAAATTTAATATCTTCATAATTAAAATATATCGTTAGTTCTCGTTTTGCTTATCGTTTCTTGAATCGGGTCTATTAAACTACCGTTTTCATTTAGGTACTGAAATCTACGCTTTTTATATGAATAAAACAAACAGATAGGGTCAGGTTCAGGAGTAGGTACTCCAACTAACTTCTGAAACTTTATCTTTTGAACGTGAATCTCAGTAACGTTCCACTTTTCACTTTGAGGGTTACGATGGAACACAAGGAAGTTGTCTGCACGATTCCCGAACATAGCACCAAACTCTACATCGCTCATATTCGGAGCAGGTCTAGTGCCATCATCATTTCTTCTTCGGTTCGCTGCTGTACCAGGATGAACAACTAAATAGAAAGCTATGTTGTGCTTCTTAATAAACCTCCTAATATTACTTAAAGCATCGTAGTAATACTCGTACTTAGATTGCTTCTCTGCTGCTTTCAAATCATTAAGAGGGTCTATAGATACCCCATCTATCTTAACAACTTGCATATACTCTTCAAATGCCCCTAAGACATCCTCTACGGTAGGTGTTTCATCAAACGTAAGAACGGTAAAATGGTCGTAAGCCCAATTAATAGCGTTAAGGTAACTATCTTGATCCACCCTATCAGAAAAATCTTTATCGGCTGTCTTACCACAATACATCTCAGCTATATCTATCATTAAATCACCTACAGGTTCGTTCTCAGGACAATACATTAACCACTTCCAACCGTAAAGCTTAGAAGCCATTATCATAAGAAATAATTGTGTAGTTGTTTTACCGATGTTAGCGAACCCTGTCATAATGGTAAGCTCACCTTTTCTGAGTGTATAGTGAGGGTTTAATGGGTTTATACCTGTGGTCAATCCCTTTGTGTACCCTTTACTATAAATGTCTTTACAATAGTCGGTAACCTCTTGTTTCGATGTGACTCTATATATAGCCATACCGTTTAATCTTTCATAGCGTTAAGTTGACCACCTAAATAACTCGAATCAGGTTTGTCTTGTCTATTTCTAGCAATCCAATTATTAGCAGCCATCTTCCAGTTCTTCATTGGGTTTTTACCTACCTTCCAACCTTTTGATCCGTAGAAATTAAAATATTGCTCCGCTTCTTTTTT